GACTGGAACTGCTTTAGGAATGGGTGCAGCTACAAAGGGTGGCAAATACACCTGGAGTTAATGAATGTCATACGCTAAAGGAAAGTACGCAAAATTTATATCAGATCGTAGTGGATTAGAATATCCGTACACAGAGATGGTAATAGAATGGAATGGCATGCGTGTTCATACGAGTGAGTATGAACCGAAGGCACCACAGTTGATGCCACATGAGCATTCACCAGATCCTCAAGCGTTAGAACATGCAAGACCTGCAAGAGTAGAACCAGCAACAGAACGATTATTAGGATTAAATCCTTTTACACACGAAGCTGGTAGTAGCTTGATAAAAGTTTTTGAACCTGGTCATGGTAGAACTACTGGTGATACTGTAAGATTTAGAGATGCTACAGGTCATTTAGCTAGCACAATAAATGCTGATGCAGGTAAAACTATTACGGTAGTTGACGATGATTTTTATAATTTTGGTGCAGGAGTTTTTGCAAGCACAACAGTTATTTCAGGAGGAGGACAAGCGTCTGCAGGACCTGTCACATTATCATCATGACAACATATACTGAATTAGTACAACAAATAAGAGATTATACAGAAACAGATTCTAGTGTTTTAAGCGATACAATTGTCAATGATTTTATTGAACACACGGAAAATAAAATACTAAAAGATTTAGATCTACCTGTATTTAGATCATACCAGTTTTCTAACTTTACGACAGGTAATGGATTTATCACACTACCAGGTGGAGCAAACACAATACCTACACAGTTTTCTGTGATTAGAAGTGTTATGATTTATCCTGCATCTGGCACTGGAGATAGAATATATTTACAACAAAAAGATGTGACATATATGGATGAATATCACCCTGATAGAACATCTACTGGAACACCAAAGTATTATTGTCAATGGGACTATAATACTATATACGTAGTACCAACACCAAGTGCTGATTTTAAGGTAGAGGTTGGTCTGATAAAATTACCAGATCGAATGAGCTCTAGCAACAGTAATACTTGGTTAGGAGACAACGCACCTGCACTTATGTTGTATGGTTGCCTTGTAGAGGCTTTCAAGTTCTTGAAAGGTCCAGCAGAAATGCTGCAAATATATCAGCAATCTTATGAAACAACACTTCAAGAAGTTGCTGCACAACAAATGGGTAGAGCAAGAAGAGACGAGTGGGCTAACGGAGTTATTCGTATACCACGACCTTCAGCCTTACCTGGATACAGTAAACCAATAGGAGGACAATAAAATGGCAATATCATCATCAACTGTAACAACCAGTTTTAAAACACAGGTTCTTACAGGAACGCACAATTTCACTGCATCATCTGGTGATACTTTTAAAATTGCATTGTACACTAATTCATCTAACTTAAGTGCTTCTACAGCTACTTACGCAGATGGTACAGCAACTAACGAGTATTCTGGAACAGGTTACACTGGTGGAGGTAATACTCTTACAAGTGTTACACCAGTGGCAGACGGAACAACTGCAGTATGTGATTTCGCAGATACGTCTTGGACTTCAGCAACAATAACAGCTCACGGCGCTTTGATCTATAACAGTTCAGAGAGTAATAAATCTGTTCTTGTGTTGAATTTTGGTGGGGACAAAACTTGCACAAACGGCACGTTTACAATTCAATTCCCTACAGCAGACGCATCTAACGCTATCTTAAGATTAGCATAGGAGTAACATGGCTCTAATATTAAATGACCGCGTAAAAGAATCTACTACGTCAACTGGTACAGGTACAATAGACCTGGACGGCGCAACTGGTGGATTTAAAAGTTTTGTAGCTGGTATAGGTACCACTAACAGAACGTATTACGCAATAGTAGGAAGAACTACCACTGAATTTGAAGTGGGGTTAGGCACTGTAACAGATGCCTCACCTGACACTTTATCCAGAGATGTAATTCTTTCAAGCTCTAATAGTGATGCTAAAGTTAGTTTTAGTGCGGGCACAAAGGATGTTTTTTGTACACTACCATCATCAAAAGAGGGTTTGCCATTCCCATCAATCCATGGTTCTTCGTCAGAACCACAGATAATAACTGTAAAGGTAGGTAGTAAAACAAGTAATCATCCTTATCCAGCAGGAGGAAGTTCTAGTAGTAATGCATATTTTTTAAATGGATTGGAATCACCAGCATTAAGATTTTCTGGTGCAGATTCAGGTGGAAAATATTATTACAAATTTGATATTTCAGATTCTAGTAACTCAGGGCATCCATTAAGATTTTATTTAGATGCAGCAAAAACTACAGCTTATACAACTGGCGTTACAAGTAGTGGTTCTGGAGGTAGTTCAGGCGATTATATACAGATTGCTGTAGATGCTAACACACCAAATATATTGTATTATCAATGTTCATCTCATGGTTACATGGGTAATCATGCTGTAACAGTAGGTAATGATTTTAATGGTGATGCAAATTTTAGAGGAGATGTAGCTGTAGCAGACAATAAAAAAATTACATTTGGTGCTGGTGACGATTTTGAAATATTACATCATGCTACAAACGGTAATTTATTGAATCTCACTACCAATCCTTTAGAAATGCATCAAGCTGGGACTAATTCTGTTCTGCAATTAATAAATGATGGCACAAACCACAATCAAGTTTTACAAATATTTAAAGGTGCAACACAACACGGATCTATATCCACAGACACAAGTAAATTATTAATTAACGCTACGGATGCACTAGAAATACGAGCTAATGGTGGAAATGCTAAACTAACTACTACAGCATCAGGTATACAAACCACAGGAACTGTAAATGTTAATGGAGCCTACACACTACCGACATCAGACGGTTCTGCAAACCAAATTTTAGAAACAGACGGTTCTGGAGCAGTGACGTTTGTAAATAAACCCACAGCAGGCGCTTCTGCTGGATTTGTAATTGCAATGTCTGTCGCACTTTGATATAAGGAGAAACCATGGCACAAGATTTTGAAAGACTCGTAGCATTTGATTCATCAGGAGATGTTAATATAGGAACCACAGCAAGAACAGTTTTAACATCAAATTCGGATGATGCGATAATAGGAATTAGATTATCAAATATTGTAACATCTACAATTAAAGTAGATGTATACATCACTAGTTCTGCTAGTGGTAGTTCAGCAGATTCATACATAGTTAAAAACGCACCGATTCCAAGTGGTGGTTCGTTAGAGTTAATTGATGGTGGCGCGAAAATTGTACTTTTATCTGGCGATGCCTTGAAAGTAAAATCAGATACAGATGCAAGTTTAAACGCCTGGGTATCTTTTATAGATAGCATAAGCACGTAGAGGTAGTATGGGATATTTAGGTAATCCAGTCACAAAAGATTTCACCTCCTCAACTTCAGTTCAAACACTGTCAGGAGATGGTTCTTCTGCATATGCACTATCAGCAAGTGTATCTGTGCCAGAAGATATTGCAGTTCTTCGTAATGGTGTACGTCAAAAACCTACAACTGACTATACAGTAGCAGGCAGTCAAATAACTTTTACAACAGCTTTAGCGGGTACCGATACTTGTTTTGTTATATTTTTAAATAGTGTTGTTGGTACAAATACACCAGGCAACGATTCAATAACAGCACCTATGATGACATCATTTAATGGTGTATATGAAAACCTAGCAACAATAACATCAACTGTAGCAGTGGCTGCAAGTGATAACGCATTCTTAGCAGGCCCTGTAACATTTACAGGCACCGTCACGGTGGAGGGTAATCTGACAGTAGTATGAGCACACTTGAAGTAAATACCATATCACCTATTAGCGGAAGCTCAGATGTCACTCTTGGTGGTTCATCTAAAAATATTAAGTTTGCTAGTGGTACAACTGTAGACTTTTCTACAAATACACCAACACTAAGTGGTATACCTTTAGCTGGTACTGGTAATGGATTTTACAGTAGACCAAATAATAGTGGTTCATGGAGTTCTACACAATCAATTAGTGCTGGAGCTTTTACTTTAATTACAGCTTGGGAAAATCCAACAACTATTGGTTCAGGTGTATCTTACAATAGTGGTGTTATTACTGTTACAAGAGCAGGTTTATACTTTGTTCATGCTGAAGTAGAATCAAGCACAACTTCTCAAACAGGACAAAGAAATAAAATAACAATAGAAGGATCTAACAATTTTTCTGCTGGTGGTAGAAACGAATTGGTTAGTTTAGTATGTTATACAGACTTAGCAGCCAATTTAAGACTTGGTGGTGCTAAAATAATATCGTGTGATGCTAGTGACACAATAGAGTTTAGATTTAGAATTGATGATGGACCCGGCTCTGTTACAATAAGAAATGGGAGTTGTTCAGTTGTAGAACTGACTAACAATATATCATAATGGGAACAATATTCGTAGATAACTTAGAACCACAATCAGGCACTAACTTAACGTTAGGATCTAGTGGTGACAC